AGTGGAATGAGGTTCTGACATGATGCGATAACTCCTATTTTAAGAAGCTGTTGCAGTATCAAAATCGTCTTCTACCGGAACTGATAAAAATAATGCCTTCCTGGCCATGCACCGAATAGTTAATCCTCTGACAGGCCGACCTGCAGCAAGGTTCCATTTGAGAAACTCATTTGCAGCGCCTGGGTAATCCCCGCTATTAATCTTCCTGCGCAAGGTACTACTTCTAAGCTTACCTACCCCTAGGTTATAACAAAAGTCAAGTACTGCCGCAGCCTGAGCTTCATTTGCCAAGCCTGGACAAAACTCTAAAACCCCCGGCAGGTATGTCCGGATAATAGTAGCGTCTAAAAGTTTCTCCGCTTCAGGTTCAGGGATTGGGGCGTCCTTTAAAGTCACTCGTCTACCATCTAGGTAGTAAGTAGATCCGTATCCTATCGTAGGAACCCCGGCTGAGCAAAGATATGGCCTTTCTCTAAAGCCTTCAAATCTCTTGATTAAAGGCCTGGCTACCGAAAGGATCTTAGAAACAGATAAGTGGGTTAAAGGTAGTTGTTCCATAGAAAAGCCAGTCCTACTCTAAGTTTAGAACGTAGTTGCAGAAACCGCTACGGTCGGAGAATAGATGTTCAAATTATTGGTAACCACCCCGGTATAAGCCCCCCCAGTTGCCCGGTAGACATTAGTAACTTGGTTATGCTCAATGTCATTTTTAGATTGAGTAACATCTCCTGAGGGGTTATCAGTGATAGAATACACAAAAGAGTCTATTCTATTTCCTCGAATAATATTGCTTTGACTGGGCCAAGAATTGGATCTTCTGTACAGGTAAATTCCCCCAGATACTGCAGGGTTATTAGAAGTATCACTGAATCCTGCAATCCAGTTGTTAGTAACTTTAGAAGAAGATACCCCCTCTAGGCCGATACCCACCCCGGATCCTACCGAGGTCAAGTGGTTTCCATCGATAACCAGATTTACATTTTCAAAAATAGAAATGGGCCGATACCCCCCAGTGGACACGATTTGGTTTTGAGAGATTACAGAGTTGGACAAGGACCTTCCACCATTCGGATCTGCGTAGATTCCCATAGCTTTAACCTTGAAGTTGTTATTAGTAATGGTAACATATCGATTAGTATATGTCCCATTTGTAGTAGCGTAAAACCCTGATCCTAACGAAGTTTCGTTGATGGCAGTATTTCCTGAAAATACCCCCCCATTGGCACCGAAGAATACCGCATAGCATCCATTACCGCACTCTTTGGCAGTGTTACCGGTGCAAGTAAATCCTACGCAACCTTCAAAGTCAATACCTACGTCGGGGCAACCCTCAACGTAATTTCCAGTCACGCTGATATTGCTACCTAAGGACCCCCAGATTCCCCCGTAAGTAGGGTTCTTGACGATATTGGAAGATACGATTAAGGAATTGATCCCAATGGTAGATGATGCGGCAGAGTCCCCTCCCCACCATTGAATCCCGTGAAGAACCCCTTCTACATAGTTTCCTTGAATCAACCCGTACCCGCCGTACTCGACACTTATCCCTTGCCCCGTAGCGGTAGTAACCGTATTCTCAAGAATAGAGTATTTAGTACACGCGGAGTAAAAGCCTATAATTTTACCCCCGACATTGTGAATATTGATGCCTTGAATCCGATTACCAGTCTTACCTGCAGCAAAAATACCGTCACAAGTTACCGAGTTACCGTCGATTTCCCCTGGGCCTAGCAGCTTAGTGTTATCGTCTAATATGAGAATAGGGGAAGTCCCTGACAGCTTTTTTAGCTTACCGTAGAGGCGGATAACTTGAGAGGGGACTGCAGAAAGACCTGTGACTCCAAAGGTTCCTCCGATTGGGATAACAATTTCCGGTATACCCGAGGAGAGTGCGGCCTGAATGGCGGCATTGTCGTTTGTAGTGCCGTCCCCCTTTGCCCCGAACTGACGTACATTAACTGAGCCTTGGTGGACAAGCTTATACCTACCCCCATCTGCAGCTACGATAACTGTCCCCCCATTATCGGCGCTAGAAGTATCAGAAGCATCATACCTATAGATGGCCTGACCCTGATCCCCTGCAGCGTAGTACCCTAAGGTAACCACCTGAGACCTTCCGTTCTTATTCAAAGTTCTAAGCGTAGCCACAGAATCTACTACGGCGCCTTTCAGCAATGTAATAACCAGTTCTTGGGTGACTGCTTCTAGATTAGTCCCGGTTAGGTAATTGGGGGAGTCATTTACTCCTACCTGAGATGCCCCAGCACCTACTGAGGTCAAAGCTAAGGTGTTAGGAAATACAGAGTTTTTATAGGCGTTTGAGGACATATCGAGGCTGGCTTATATTAAAGAATCAGGGTACGGCTTACAGGGGAGTACTCTCTGTTGTCTGCATGAACTGAAATACTCTTTAGAGAGGAGGAGTCCCAATAGGTAGTTTTCCCAATCGCAGCCTCTACTCTGAGGAAAGGTGTAGCAGTAGCACCTGGAGGTACAAACCCTCCTACTCGGAGTAGCCTCCAACCACCACCCGGGTGGGTTATCGTAGTTGCAAAATACTGAGATCCATTGTGGTAGAACAGATACAGAGTAGCATCTCCCCTTGCAGAGGCGTAGCACCAAATAGATCCTTCTACAAAAGCTCCTTGTGATGCAGCCAATGCCCCTGTAATAGTGGCAGAGTCAGCTTGAGCAACTGCAGAAGTGCCTCCTATGAGCTTAAGGCCTCCTGCTGACCGGACAGGTGCAGTGGTCTGTGCAGTAGCACTTGCTCCAGTAGGAAGGTTAGTAGTCCAGTTAGTAATTCCTGCGTCAAAAGTCGAGTTGGTAATCAGCTCAGTTGGATCATGGCGTTCCTGAGGGAGGAGCACATTTTGTCCATTAGCATTAGCCCCGGAAAGGACTAAATACCCCCCGAAACCTACGCCCCCTCTGTGCCCAAACCCATCTGCAGAAACTACCCCTTGACAATTGTTGTCTAAAGATACTCCTGCATGTTGAACCGCTTGAGTAACATAGTCCCCTACCGCAATCGCAGATAAGGTAACTCCGTTAAACGAGGTAGTAGCAATTGTTACCGAGCCTGCAGACTCTGCCGTAATCTTGCCGTATCCACGAATTGTTTGGCCTGTTCCGTCATAGATAACTACCTTAGGGTAGTAGTTCATAGTGCCGGCTACCCAACCAGTAGCAGTCAGTACCCCAGAGGAGGACGCAGTAATAATCCTAGACTGCCGCTCATCATAAGTCTTTGTATTGACAGATATACCCGTAGAACCGGCAGCAAAGTAAATACCGTTACAGTAGCTGGCAGCTGCAGCCAAGTTTCCTGCAAGTCTATGGTTGTTATAGTATCTGCCTCCGGAAACGGTTACATTATGTGTGGGTTGATACGCTACCAATCCCGAAGTGTAGTTATTATAGGATTCACAGTTTGTGTATTCTATATCGTAGCAAGCTTCGCCTTCTCCTGGTAAACCACTCCCTGTACTATCTGATGCGATAGTAAATCCTCCATCATCATTACCGTGGCAAAGAACTCCGATATGCTTGATAGCATAAGAGCCTTGGTTGACGTTTAAGCCATCCCGCCCGTTGTCCCGGCACCCGCCTCCGAGGAAAGTAATGTGGTGAGACCTTAGCCTCAGCGCAACCCCAAATCCTACAAATCCATGAGTAGTGTCGGCGTAGTTAGCTCTAGTCTTCTGGAAGCCATAGCCGTTTCGATCATGCCAACATCCGATGAAATCTACAAAAGACGCCGCAATAGTTTGGAGGCCAACTCCAGCGTTGCCCTCGCAAATGCCTTCTGAGAATAGACCTCTGCGAGTCCCGGGAGCGTTTGCACCAGAAACGTTATAACCAACCCCGTTATAATTTCGAACCCGATACCGAGTTATCATTGGGCTGGTGCCGGATAGATTCAAACCGTTAGACCCATACGTACTATTGGTCATGGCTGATTGGTTTCCATCTAGATCGATACCGTCAAGGACAACCCCGTTTCCAGATAAAGTAACATGCCAAGAGTTAGCAGCATACACTGCTACTTTTTGGAGAATCTTGGCTCCAGGGTTAAATTTCCACCTGATAGAATTTGAAGAAGAAGATAGTAATCCGGTAAGGACTGTTCCCTCCCAAAGTAGGACATCTCCCGCAGAGGCGGCGGAATCAATGGCTGCTTGGACTTTGGTAGTAGTGTCTATCGTAGGAGATCCACTAAGCGCGTCGGTACGCTCTACAGAAGTAAACCCTGCAAGAACACTTCGCTGACGACGACCTAACTCTTGATTGATACCTTCCTGAGTTGTTGAGGTAAAGTACCCACCTGCATCCTCACTTCCTACCAGGGCAGATCCTGACCCAGTAGTGGTAGCTGCCAAGTTAGACTGCAGGGCTGCAACAGAACCTGTACCTGAAATGAGACCTACTACTAAGTCTATCTCAGTGCCAACAGGAAGAGCTGTGACCAGAGTTATAGCTGAAGCATTGGTCTCTAGATAATCGTCGATTTTTCTTAGCCGGATACCATTTGCAAAAACTGTTAAGTTGTTTGAACCTGGAGTGTATGAAATCGAGGTAAGAGGTATAACTGTCTGCCCAGCAGTGGTCACCTTACTTTCAACATTCTGTTGAACCGCAGGGTTCGCCGTCCCAGTCACTGATCCAATAAATATATCCAGCTCTACTTGGACTCCAAAAGCAGAAGTTAGAGTAAAGGAGCTAGACGAGGTCTCGTTATAGTCATAGTTCAGTCTAAGCCGGACACCGTTTGCAAACACTGACAGGTTATTTGAGCCAACCTGGTAGGTTGCAGTGGTCAACGTTACCAGGGTAGTTCCGGCAGGTAAGAACTGTTGTTCTAGGGTTTGGGTGAAAGTACTTCCACCTCCTCCGCCCCCGGACCCCCCAGTATTCAAAGGTACCCCATTCCAAGTAGGACAAAGATTCCCTGTAAATGCCACTGGCAAATTAGGGTTCGTAGGGGAGATCTGGTTGACTGATAGGGTAGACATGAAATTAGTAAAATAGTCTGTCGAAGATGAGTCTATTTTATAGGAAAAAGAAAAGCCAGACAAGCTGGCTTTAAAACAGACTCAAACTTAGGCGTCTTTTAATCAAGCGCCTTTATGATGAATACGAGATCCTACAAATACCCCAAGAGTTGCTGCAATTAGCTCCAAGTCCCACGAAGTTAGAATTCCCCGTTTAGCGTAGATGTTCCAAATCCAAACCCCAATACATGTAACTGCTAGGAGCGGCCTAATCAAGGAGTTAATGGCATCTATCTTAGTATTTCCGGTAGGCTTACTAACGCTCTCTACCGCCTTTTCAAATTGCATATTATCAAACAAAGTTGCATCATATGCACGTTGAGACTCTACAACTTGAATACCTAGGTCAGACTGAACCCGAAGAGCTTGCAGGTTTCTGGCATGGACGTTAGCCTCGATTTCATCTTGGATTTTGATTCGCTGTAACTCGTAGTAGTGCTCTTGACGAACCGTGTATCGGTCCATCAAATAGCTTAGCAGCAAACGAAAAGCCGTCCCTCCAAGGAAGGAGATGAATGCAGACCCTAAGAGGGCTGCAGGAGCGGCTTGGGTTAAAGAGGCATCCATGGGATGATTTTAAGGTTGCCCCCAACCTATCGGTACTAGTGAAATGTTACAGGTAACCCCAGAAGTAGGGTACCCTGCATTAGTAATCACTAATTGATCTGATGAGTTTAGAATAAAAGTAGGTGCCCCGTACCCTGCAGTATTGAAAGAAAAAGGAGTAGCTAAAATATTGGCTGCCCCGTTTCCACCGAACGGATTATGAGTTAAGGAGAGGATAAACCCATAGTAATAGTTTGATCCTACTATATACACATAAGCCAACGTAGAGGTGGACATACCTCCTAGTGGATTAGGAAACCCTGCCCACCAACCTAGATCTATCGTCGTAGATCCGGTACCTAATGTAATACTATTCTTATTGGCACTCTTCGGTAGAGCCCGCACATTACCGTCATGATTAACGATAACAGAATCGCAGTGCTTAAATACCCCGTAGGAGACGTACTCTGCGATAGAATTAATGGTACCTGTAAAGTAAGTTCTTGTATACCCTGTAGCCAAAGTTAGAGTTGCAGAAAACGGCTCAATGGTTAAAGTACCATGCCAGTTACAGTTATTTACTGCAGGAGTACCTGTATTGTTATTCTGAATCAACGTACTAGTAGCGTTAACCCAAACTTGAGCATCCAGAGGTGCGTTGTAGACCAGGCAATCTGCCCCTACTTTGATAACCACCGGAGTTCCGGTCGAAGGAGTATTGATTTGGCAACGGTTCTTTAGACCGGATCCATGGAAGGATTGGTTACCGCTAGTTTTCCGATATTCAATGGCTGTCAAGCAAGTGGGTTGAAACTGAGTCTCATCTGCCGTGCAGTACTCTGTGAATTGGCCGGTAGCATAGTTATGAAAAAGGATACCTACTGCATTAGGTCCTATGTTACAGCGACGGAGATGCTGAGAGCATGAACCTTGAAGTTCAACGGCAACTGTCGCAGAGTTACCTTCAAAGCTAATGCCTTCAATTGAGCCGTTTACCAAGATTCCACTCCAGCCCGTAATCTTTAGAAAAGAAGTCCCCGAAGCTAAAGTAGAGTAATTAAACTTGACCGCACTAGCACCGACCCCCTTGATTCGAACTCCATAGGGGTGACTGCTAGCATCCACAGTGAGTGCTGAGCTGAAATTGTAAGTACCCTCTGAAGCGTGTAAAGTATGACCTATTGGAGCTGCCCAAGCAATCGCAGCTGCAAGGGCGGTGCTATTCACTGATCCTGTTTGAGAAGGATTACATCCAAATTGTCGGATGGAGACATCCTCCCTGTACACAAGCTTCCAGCGGCTATTATCAACTGACATGATAATTGTGCCGCCGTTATCAGTACTAGAGGTGTCTGTAGAGTCGTATCTATAGATCCCACCTCCACCATCTCCCGCCGAGTAATATCCAAGTACCAGTACCGTAGTCGATCCTAGATGAGTCAGCGCCCGTAAATCTGAAATCGTATTAACGACCCTGTTCACCCCGTAGACCAGTCCTGACCCCTTACCAGCATCAGGAGAAGCTAAGTCTGCTCTCAATGTAATATCGGTAGCCCCAACACTGGTACCTGAAGTGGACGCAGGAACTAGGACGTCTACTTCGATAATTGCAGTAGAGGCGTACGGGGCAGCTAAGGTAATTCTAGTAGAGTTAGTCTCAGTGTAGTCTACGTTTTTACGTAGTTTTATGCCGTTCGCATAAACAAAGATAACATCTGTGCCTGGAACATAGGATACAACTGAGAAGTTAACAATGGTAGCCCCTGCAGCCAGGGAGATGTCTTCTCTGGTGATGGATAAGGCGGTACCCGCAGTGCCAATAGCTACTCCGTTAAAAGTCGGGGGAGCAGTTCCGGTGAAATTAACAGGAACGCCTGGTACCCCGGAGCTGATGGTAGTGGCTTCTACGGTGTTGGAATGTAAGGTGGACATTACGTTTTTATAAATTAAGCTTTACCGAACAGTGTACAGTTAGTACAAGTTTGCACTGACCCGGTAAATTCCTCTAACTTGATCCCGAGGGTCGTAGAAGTAAGGCTGGTGATTGACGTGACTCCTGCAAAGGTAGAAGCTACCCCATTCGTTGCAGTAAGCTGTGCCTGCATCCAAACCACGGAGGTAGGGATACCTGCCCCCACGTTAGGGATTGTGACTGAAATATTAGAACCTGTTGTGGGAATATCCCCAGTAGCATACCCGGCTACCGTAAACACCACGTTAAACCCTAGGATAATCAATCCGCTAGGTAGAGTGTCATAAAACGTACCACCTAAGACTGCCGTATGTGAAAAATTCGGACAAGCAAATTTCGTCGTAGCCAGCGCTCCGGTGCTGGTACCCATTGCCCAAGTAGGTGCGCTAGGTACGCCTCCAAAGGCTGGGCTTACAAGAGGGGCTCGAGTAATGTCGGTGGGGTGAGAGTGATCTTCTCTTGCATATTTAGCAGATACCCCTGAGTATACCGTCCCCCCTCCTCCGGAGGGTAAGGTAGGGACAGGCGTAGCAGTGGTTACGAACTGAGTCGTGGCGATTCTGTTGGAGTTATCCCCTGCAGGAGGAGTCGTAGAGGTCGACACCCCTGAAAATGCAGGAGAGAGTAGGGTGGCCAGCTCTTTCCCATTGTAAGTAGGCGCATTTAAACCTTGGATCTCCACGTTAGGAGTATCTACTGGGACTATCTTATTTACGTTTAGGGTGGACATATTAAACTACGCTCCAACCTGCACCTGTCGGGACGGTTACTGTCACCCCTGGTTGGATAAGGATTGGTCCTGCAGAGACTGCATTTTTCCCAGGAGTAAGGGAGTAGCTGCGGGTAACTATTTGACTATTCTCAAAAAAGACCTTGTCTGGACCCGCCCCCGTAGGCATCATTGCCAGATTTGAGCACTGGTATATCTCAAACGTATCGGTAGATAGCGGGGCAGAGGCTAGTGCAGTAGCCCACGAAACAGAAGAGGCCCCTACTGTCAAGAAACGAAGTTTCCCCAGCTCGGTTCCCGAGGTGAACTGGATGACATAAGCCTTAGCTGCAGACAGGGGTAGTAGCGTAGATGCACTTGCCAGACTAATCGAAGTTGTGCTCCCCCCTACCCCGGCAGCGCCGGTCAATAGGAGTTGAGAGTAATTCAGGCTTCTCCACAAGGTACCACTCTTTAGCACAAAGATTGGCAATCCGCCTGCATCAACACTTGCGCAAAGAATACTGTTTGCATTTGTACTAGCCGGGGCAACCAGATCCTCTAGGGAAGTGACATCTGCCACTCGGTCTGTGAGCCTGGCAAAAGCAGTAATGTTCCCGGCCGTTAAGCGATTTTCAACCTTAGTCGTAACTGCAAAAGCCCTGGCAGTTGTCCCTTCTTGACCTCGGAGGCAATTGATAAAAGTGCTTCCCAAAATCCCCTGCACCTTAACGATTTCCGTAAAGGAGCCATCGTCCAGCGTTACCATGAAGCTCTCAGTAGTGCTACTAAGGGTCGGGAATGCTGCTACACTATTGACCTGTAAGACTTGGTCGGTTGCAAGAATCGGTTGCATAAGCACCGCTCTTGCATTATTGGAATATTTGGTAGTATCTTTTGCCATTTGAATCTGCGCGTCGTTTAGGAGATTACTGCAATTCTAGAAGAGGTATACCCTGCTAGAAACTCGGTTCTGAACGAAGTTATATCTGAGACCATCTTATCAGAAATCGTCTTAGGGTCTGTAGTCAAGGGGACGACGTTTACTCCAGTGTCAGAACGTATGTACTTATTTCCAAAAGTAGGAATTGCAGTGCCCGTGAAAGATTGGAGCTTCTTGTACTCAGCAATGGTACAAACTCCCATATAAGAGCCTAGTCCAGTACCAGTGTTTTCGTACATGTAGATATCTCGAGGAATGTCACTTCCAACTGAGATGGACGTGGTTACATGCCATTTACCATCCTGAATGGCTTCGGTAATATTAACAGTAGTAGCCATTATATAATCTTGATGTCCCAGCGAAAGTTCAGTGCAAAAGCTGTAGTCTTTAGAGTCCCAGGAAAGACCTTGATATTGAACATAATCCCTGACCTGGAAAAGAACCCAGCTTCGTTCAATCTTAACCCATTTCCCTGAGAGTTATCTACGCTGGCCAACATTGTTACGCTAGGGATACTGGCGTCTTGCGCTGCCCGGTAGATAGGGATAATCTCCACTGGGGAGAATAGGTCAGTCATATCCGTAGTGACCGGCTTCAAGAAAGCTCCTGCAGGGTCGTAGGCTCCACCAGTGCCTACCTTGGCATAGGCCAAAGGGTCGCCTCCTCCTTGAGGGAAATACAGGTTTGTCAGGACAAGCAGCTTGCCGTTCTGGACAATCAAGTTATCCTCGTGAAAGACCGTTTCTTCCAGCCCAGAGTCAAATTTCTTGTAGATATGGACTCTTCCAGAAATGCCAAAAGAAGTCCGATCTTCTTCTGAGTGAGGAAGAGAGGTTAAAGTCGAGGTCTGAGCCATGCAGGTATTCTAAGGTTTTTTGTAGCAAAATTCAAGCTTAATCTTAAGCGTGAGACTTAACCCATTGTAATCACATCAATAGGCAGGCAGTTAATGGATGTGATTTGTCCAGGCACCTGCGTAGAACTTAAAGAGCTTTCATCTATGGAGAAGTCATCGTTGTCAAAAGTAGTTTTCCATACGTAGATGGGTTGGGCGTATGCAGGCTTGACGTTCATGAGAATATCCGAGACTTGGGAGAAGTACTGATTGTCGGTAAAAGAATCCGTATTTATCTGAATCAGAAAGGTATTCCGATATAGGTAGTCTGTCATGATTCTGGAGTAAGGAGAACCCTCTCTTGCAAACCTATCAGGTTGGCCTGGAGGAAGACTCCTAATCACCGTCTCAGGAATGGTAACGTCCAACCACCAAGACCCGTCTGAGATATAGTCTTTCAGCTCCACCCAAGTAGCTACGGCGTCCCCTTGATCCAAAGTATCCCCGACTGAGACTGCAGGAGTGATACCGTTTGGCAATAGGTATTGGTTATTCTCAGTCAGTACCAAGTACTGATCCGTCTCCAGATATGTCCTCACATCAATGACCGTCTCTGTTTCTCGAGCCAAAGGTATCCCTAATACCAGATTCAATCCTTGTTGTAAAACCCTTAAGGTGGGACCGTTTAGGTAGATAAAGTATAACCCGTAAATGAAATTTGAAAACTGCTCAGAAGAGACCTCCGCTTTTATCCCTAGCAATTGCCCAAATGCTTTATAAGTTAACTGCTCGTCCATAACAGCGTCAACTACCCAAATTGCAAATTCTTCGCTTCCATCGGAAAGCACTCTCCGGGAGAATTTGTACTCCTCGATAGGCCTGGCTAGACGAAGCTTAGTCGAGGTCGGGGACTGCTGTTCAAATTTGAAGTCAACGTTTTCCTCTAGGGTAGAAGTCGGCAAGAAAGGTCTATTGGACAAGTACTTTGACGCAGCAATTCCTTCAGAAATAAGGTACTCCGGAAGAACTCCGATCTGGTCTGAATTCTTAACCAAGATCAACTTCAAAGTGACGCCCGTGTTTGTCTGTACTTGCCCCAGAGAAAGTGAGGACGTTTTTTGAAGAAACCGGCTATAGATATCGCTAGCGGAGATCGCCTGGGTTTCAACTATGGTAGAAACCTTGTCTGAATCTTCAAAAATGAACGTGAAGAAATCTGATAACCCGTACAAATATGTAATGTTCCGCCGGCCGTTATCTACGTCAACTCCGGAGTTTGTAAAGATTGAACTAGGCGTTAACATGGTTTAGCTCACTGTTCCCAGAGAAGTCGTGACAGAATTTACTAGGAAAATAGAGGTAGGACTAATCGGCTTAATAACGTCTACAATGACTCCTGAAGTATGACCTATCACGTCTTTACTATAGTAGTTGTACGTCACGCCCAGAGGGGTTTTTAACCCCTCTATCCCAGCAGAAGTTAAGGAGGCTACGAGGTCAGATAGGATAAGCTCAGACCCTGCACCTAACGTCTTAAGGTAAGTATCCAACGCAAGCTGGATTGCGCCCGTCCCGGGGGCAGGAGCGATATAAGACACTGCTGTGATGTCTAACAGGTAAACGTCATATCCCCTAGCAAGGTAGTCTCCACATAGAACTCTAGAGTCACTCAAGTCAAGGTATCCTTGCACTGACTCGGTTTGAGGGAAGTACCCTAGTTCCAAGGTTACAGTCTTCCCGGCGTTCAGCGCCCCGAAAGAGACGTTTAAGGCTTGGCGCTCTGAAAATCCTACATCGTGTTTAGGGTCTACAAATGATAGGGTAGGGGTAAGCCCAGCGCCTATTAAGGTAGAACCAAACCCTTTACCTGCAATAAAGGAGGTGTCGCTTAGAATAGAAGACACTTCTACTAATTGAGTAGCTGAAATAGAAGGCCACCCGGCTAACTTCACCGTTCTTCCTACCTTCACAGGCAGATTGCTGGCAGAGACTAACAAGGTACCGTCAGTGTTAACTGCTATGGTACAAGACTGGGTGAGCTTGTAAGGGTTGTCAACGGAGAACGAGACTCCAGTAGCTACAGTGTCTTCGCTGCTACCTCCGGAAACGCTACTCCGGGATATAGAGTACACCGGGCCTATGACTTGGCAAACACCATTGGTATCCAAAGTGTATTGATAGACTTTTGAAGAGACTGTTTCTGCACAAAAGATATCGACAGCTCCTCCTTGATGCGCATAGATGTCCATATCTACGGAAGAAACTCTGCAAGAGGCTAGGGTTCTGTATGGAATAGAGAAGGGTACAGGTAGGGTGAAAGTATTAGAGTCTACTACTGTAATCGGGGCGCGTAGGATTACCAGGGGAAACAGCCCTGACGTTTCCTCTATGGAGACTAAGGCGCTATTGAATAAGGAATGCCCAGGTAGATACACAGTCACTGTGGTTGCGGTACTGTTGAAATAGCAGGACAGAGAAGTTCCTATTAAGGTAGTAGCCCCTCTGATAAGGACCTGATCCCGGTAACACTCGGTATCCCCCGCTCCAATAGAAGTGACTCTATTCAAAGTATTGAACGTTTGGCGCAAAATACTGTCAATAGAGGGTTTATTGATTAGATTACGGGTGCTGATAGCTGTTGAAGCTCTAGAGATAAACTGAGTATTCGTCTCAGATGCTGTACTTGATTGCGACAGGTAGTTTATTTCCGCATGGAGGAAGTACGGATCGAAATTGCTAAAGTACAACAGGGATCCAGAGCTGAGGTTATAGTCGGTACCTTTCTCAGAAGCAACTAAGTCCACATCCACGTACCATTCATTTTGGTATGAGTCGTACTGCAGAGCAGTTTGAGGCAAGGTCATTGCCGTAGCAGGGAAATAGGTTAAAGACCCATCGGTAGAGAAGCTTGTCGCAGTTGAGAGGGAGACTGACTTTTGTCGAGCGAAGTAGAGGCGAACGTTGATGACTGCATATGATCCGGTGTTCCGCTCTAGGAAAAGGTTACCTAAGAGGGAGTCTACTATTTCAGTAGACGAGGTGTCGTCGATACCTGCCAAAGTGTTCTGGGCAAAGTAGTAGTCACTGCCTTTTTTACACAAAGCCAGAATGAATGCAGCAGGTCGAAGAACCAGATCTCGTGCAGCAGTGCCTTCCCGAAGGTCCATATCTGGGAAATTAGCTTCTACAATTTGCTTAGCCAGTAGCTCAGCTTCGATAATGTCTTGTTGGTCTGGTTCAATCCCAGTGATAACGGAGTACAGGTCAGCCATGGGTCTATTTTATGGGAAAGGACGTGGCTGAGCAATATCCAAAGACTAAAATATCGGCATGACGACGAAGACAAATCTAGGTGTTCAGCAGGTAACCAAATCCCCGTGTGTAGTAACCAATATTATAGCTTTGCGGGCTCAGCTAAAAGATGCCCAGTCTACGGTACAGACTCTGGGGTACTACTCAGCTGGAGATGGGGGTGGCGGTTTATATAGATATGAGTCTTCAGACACCTCTAGTACTGATAATGGCGGTACAACTATCGTTGCAACTGACGGGGGAAGGTGGAAGTTGGTATTGGCCTCTGTGGTTAATGTAAAGTCGTTTGGTGCAAAAGGGGACGGTACCTCGGACGATACCTCCTTTGTTCAATCTGCAGTTAATCAATTAAGCCGGCCGCTGCCGGACGTGCATGGGAAACCGGTAACGATATTTTTCCCAGAGGGATTCTATAGACTTACTGACACTATCTCTTTACCTGGGGCAATTTGTATTCTAGGAGAAGGTGGCCTTTCTTACGCAGGAACAATTCTTCGCCAGGAAACCTTGAATAAAGATTTGTTCAAGGTAACCTCTACAGGAAATTTTGCCTGTGAGATTCGCAATGTGCTTTTAAAAAATGGGGCAGGATCTGGGTCCGGATATCTTTTTAACTGCCCAGGTACAGTTCCTTCGGCCAATTCCCTATACTTTGAAAGGGTCTGGTTTCAATTACCTGAATCCTATGCCTTCAACATAGAAAAATGTGATGACACACAATTTGTAAATTGTACATTTGATGTCACCGCTTTTAGATGGGGTAAGATAGGAACTGCTTCCTACCAATGTAGTAATTTCGTAATTACTGGCTGTACTTTCTACGCAGGATTTAGCAATCTTGGCTGTGTAGATGTAATAAATGTTGCAAATCTTCTTGTGACTAATAACAGGGTGTATGGGGGGGGATTTAGAATCCCCTATTTTATAAACGCCACCTTCGCGCCTGTTTGTTACGGTATTACCGTACAGGGGAATACCTCAGATCAAGTAGATGTACTTGTTCAGGCAAATAAAATTGTTAATGTTAGTAACAACTATGTTAGCAACGGGGGATTACTTGTTGCGTTGTCGGGGGGAACCCCTATTTATGGGGTAACTGTTGTAGGTAACACTTTTACAGGGGCAACTTCAATAGTTACTCCGAATGTAGGGATTATTGACGCTACCGGCACTCCCGTTGTAGATAGTGTAGTCTCTGATAATGTACTTATAGGCAATTCCGGGGGAACTTCCCCTTACGGAATTAATTTCCCGCATGCAAGTAGTATTAGTAATAGGTTAAAAAACGTCATAGATGGCTGCACCGCTAAATATAATGTAACTAGTGGTGTAAATAATGGGCTGGATTTAGATATTAAGTCGAGTTTTGGAGGATGGTCCCCCGTCGTAGCTGCAGGAGCATCTGTTACGAATACTATCGCAGTGGCAGGCTTAAGAAATACAGATATGGTTCATTTATCTCCCTATTCTACAGATGTCGTGCCGGCAGGAGTGTCTCTGTCCTGGGTAACCTCTACTAATACAATTACCCTCCGGTATAGAAATATGACAGCATCATCGATTACTGTACCAAGTCAAGATTATCTAGTTTCAGTAGTAAGGCCGGATTCCTTAGCCTAATCAAACCCAAACTCAGGGAAGGGGACCGCGACCGATGCCAGGTCCCCTGCCAGAGTCCTCATTTGTAAGTACAGAACTACACCCTCATCGACAGAGTCAAGGCCTAGTATATCCACGGTGTCCAGAGCAGAACTAGCATCTGCTGTATTAACATTTAGCGCGCTACGTACTTGATCCACACAGTCTGTGACTGTATCTCGAATATCTGCTAGCAGGGTAGCATCATCAGATTGCTTATTTGCATTGACCGCTAGGTTAGGAAAGAAGGTTCCTCTCTGAGGATAGAACGGGTCACTTCCTTTCGAAGTCATTAGAGTCT